ACAACTTCGCTTGATAGGAGATAAAAACAATGTTACTTGATAACTATACAAAACAAAGTCCAATCATAGGTGTTGCCGGAATGGGCGGAGGTATCAATTCATATATCTTCCTATCATCTGATGGTGGCTACGAGATCTCACGTAGCTTGAGATTTTCCAGCGGAGATTCGGCATATCTTAATCGTACGCCAAGTTCTGCGGGTAATCGCAAGACGTGGACCTGGGCGGGGTGGGTGAAATTTTGCGCTGATACTGGTTACGTATATCTTCTTAATTGCGAAAATACAGATAGATTTTATCTCCTTGCCCAGAATGGCAATTTAACTCTTACTGGTACAGGAGCGTCAAGCATGAGCGTTCGTCCAAATGGTGTCTTTAGAGACACTTCTGCTTGGTACCATGTAGTAATTTCTATTGATACTACGCAATCAACAGATTCAGATCGCGTTAAAATATACGTTAATGGCGAGGAGAGAGGGTATAGCGTTGCAACGTATCCTTCTCTTAATGCAGATCTTGAGTGGAATACAGCCACTGCCCACGAAATTGGCTCCAGAAATGGGGGATCTTTTGGCGGCATAGATGTTTACCTTGCCGACGTCCACTTCATCGACGGCCAAGCCTTAGCACCATCTGACTTCGGAGAATACGATTCAAATTCAGTATGGCAACCTAAGGAATTTGCTGGAACGTATGGTACTAATGGTTTTAAACTTAATTTTTCAGATACAAGTTCTGACTCGGCGCTAGGGACGGACAGCAGCGGCCAAGGCAATGACTGGTCTATTAATAATCTGGCAGCAGCAGGTCTATCGATGAATCAAAGCCAGACATGGAGCACTTATGGTAGTGCAAGTTCTGGCGGCACAGCCAGTGGGTTAGGGCTTGAAAGAGGCTTTAACGGTGATGTTTCTAATCAAACAGAAGGAGATACTACTGGCGCTTATTTTTCCATCCCATTTAGTGCCACGATTGCAAGCGGCGATGTAGGTTTTGTTGCTTTTTCAAGTCTCGAAAGTGGCCACATGAAACTATATAACGGATCAACTGAAGTAGATGATGTCACCTCTTCAGGTAACAGCCAATTTAGATATTCGACTTACGTTGGCGCGATCACTGAGATTCGCATTTCACGCGACGACAGAGCATTTGAGTTTGCGGCAGTAAGTGTCTTTGGAGAAGTGCTTGTGGATGCAGGTGTCCCCGATCCACTTGGGGCTACTATCGACGCCCTACGTGATTCACCAGTCAACGGTAACTCTGCAAATGACACGGGCGCAGGCGGTGAAATAACAGGCAATTATGCGACGTTGAATGCAATTACTGGTTATCCGTGGGATTTGTCCAACGGAAATTTAGAATGCACGGCACCTTCCAGTCCAGTAGCAGGTCATTGTCCAGCGACGATTTTTGTCAATAGTGGCAAATGGTATGCAGAAATTGAATCAGTAAACAATACAACTGACCATGCGCAGATCGGTGTGGTCAAGTTAGGGGCTCTTACAAACGATAGAATCGGCGACAGCGGAGGAGCTGGCTGGGAACCTGAGCGAGATAGGAAGAGAACCACTGGTGGCGTTGCTACTGAACCGTTTTTCGGTGTCACGTACACAGGCGACGTCTACACTTTTGGCCTTGCTTTAGACATGGACGCTGGGACTTTAGATATTTATGTGGATGGTACTTTGGTAGGTGAGCTAGCCAATGGGCTAAGTGGTTACTTCACTTTTGCGGTTGGCGACGTTGTTAGCACTCAGCAACCACAGTACAAAGCCAACTTCGGCCAACGCGCCTTTGCCTATACCGCACCAAGCGGCTACAAAGCATTATGCACCGCCAACTTACCTGATCCAACGATTGCAGATGGCTCGACGGCGTTTGATACCAAGTTATATACTGGAACTGAAGCTACACTGACCATTTCAGGATATAACTTTGCTCCTGATCTTGTTTGGCGTAAGGGTCGTCAAGCAGTATCTGGTAGTATTTCAGAAACTCCAAATAATTTGCTTTTTGACACAGTTAGAGGGGCTGGAAAAAGGCTCATTTCCAATGATACTTCTCAAGAAGATACAGGAAGCACTACTTTAACTGCATTTACTTCTGACGGTTTTACACTTGGTAGCAGCACAGACGGCAACGATGCTCCACAAACTTACGTCGCCTGGGCCTGGGACGCCGGATCTTCCACAGTAACTAACACTGACGGCGATTTAACTTCTAGCGTCAGAGTAAATCAAGCCGCTGGGTTTTCCATCGTTAAGTGGACTTCAATTGCTTGGACAGGTGGTTCTTTTGAAAACCGACAGGTTGGTCATGGTTTGAACGCTGCTCCATCGCTAATAATCACCAAAGGCATGGAAAATGTTGCAAGTTGGTACACATACCACAAAGATCTTGACGCTACTAACCCTAACGATTATTACTTAACACTAAATACAAATAACGTGAGAGATACCCTTGCTGATTCTTTTGGTCCAAACATACCCGATAGCACAACTTTCGGTGACAGGTTGCTTGGTTGGTCTAAGGATCAGGAAGTGATAGCCTACTGCTTCGCACCTGTCGAAGGGTATAGCGCAATGGGTTCGTACGTCGGCAATGGATCTACTACAGATGGTCCGTTTGTGTTTACAGGGATGTGTCCGGCATTTTTATTAATTAAAAGGACAGACGTTGCTGCTGATTGGTGTATTTTTGATAAAGTTAGAAATGGGTACAACGGTGATAACGATTCTTTGTATCCCAATTCCCCTAACTATGAAAACTATTTTGTCTTAAGTAATGAGTTGGATATTCTTTCAAACGGGTTTAGGCCGGTAGCAGATAGAGACAGGATCAATACATCAGCAGGTAACTACATATATGTAGCTTTTGCTTCGCATCCATTCAAAACGGCACGCGCACGCTAACTAATTAATTATGCTTAAACTAAACAATAATCCTTTGTCATAAGATGCTGCCACACTAAATTACATCAAAGATTATGCGACCCACTACCCAGTGCCTATGACACCCGTGTAAGTGTCCCCTGATGCCCTCTAAGACCCCTAGAAGGGTTTATAGTAGGTGCATACAAGACATAGGGGGTATGACTGCCACTCACAAGTTAATCTTCATTGCATCGTTCTTCTGGATGATGAACTGGGGAGTTCGTGTAACTTCCGTGCTACTTGACAAATTCTAAAAACCCTGTATAATAACTCTGTGGAGGTTAATCAAAGTATGAAGACTGAGTTTCTCTGTGTAAAGCCTAGAAGTTCTAAGGCTAAAAATCGATTTGCTAATCAAATGGATTTGCTACATTCTTGTCGTGTAGAAAAACGTCAAGACGGTAAAGTATTTCTTGCATCTATCAGTGGTAAATACTTTTTTTGGATGAATGAATCCGCAGACGATCACTGGGAGATTGTAAAATGAAGGATCAAAACAGCATTGAAGATAATGAAGGTAAACAAGAGAAGTGGAATCGTGGACTCGATATCTTTATTGAGTCTGTAATCAAACCAGATCCATCACTTCGTCAATGTGCTCATAATCAACGTTGCTATCATGAATTAATGGATGTTCGCGATGATGTTCTTCAGTATCTTAAATCAAAGAGATGGCACTAAATGATTCGTTCTAGCGTATTAGAACCTGATTTCAATATTAGGTTCCCTTATGAAACATTGCCATGGCGACTGGAGGTGAATAAAGATTGTCATAATGTAAAAGGTATTGCTTTGACAGTATGTCATTTTGAGTGTGAGGAACACTTGCAAAAATACCTGGATAGATATAGACTAAAACCAAAAGATTATCAGGTATCAAATCGTGACGGTAAATCCATTAAGTCCAGTCAAAAACACAAGACAAAGCTACGATCGTCAACTGGAAAAAGTGGTGACGGAAGTACAAGTGCAGTTCCTAAAAGAAAATCCAGCATGGATTCCGCTAGAAACACTTCTAGCAATGCAAAGCATAAGAAGTGATGGATGATTTCAAACCACCTAAACATATAACAACTGAAGGTGAGTGGTTAAACATTGCCTTGACACAAATTGAGAATGTTGCTAAACTAACTGAGGATAATGCATATAAAAATTACATTTATGCACACCTTTCACCTATTAAATATGAACTAGAGAGACAAATTGCAAACTATTATGCCACAAGAGATCACAAATCCACCTGAAGGTGCAGAACTCATTGATGAGGCATTCTATGTGTGGAAGACTCGTTATGGTTTGTATTCATCAATGACTAAACAAGGTCGTCAAATGCTTACTGGTGCCACAAAAGATGGTGTGGTGACTATGACACGTTGGCATCTAAAATGTGAGCAAGATGGTACACTAGAACAATATACAAGAGTTGTTGGTAGTGCATTTGGGGGAGTTGATTTATGAGTAAGAAATCATTTAAGAACAAGAAGAATGATCAATGGGAGTATGATGAAACTCCTGAAGTTCGTGCTGCTATTGCAAAACTACACGAAGACATTCGTATGCGTAAACTTAAAGAACAAGATGACAAATTTGGTTATGACACTGGAGGTAAATGATGAAAGAGTATGATCCACTCACACCAGCAGAGGTGAATGAAGCAGCAAAAGAGTTTTTCCCACTCTTTGACATCGTGCATCGTAATATGCCAGAGAATTGTACTATAGAAGATACAATTAAGATCATGGAAACTGTCTGTAATATGGCACAAAAACGTAGGAATTTTGATACTCCAGGTGTTGGTCCATTTGGGTTTAACAAAAAACCTGAAGTCGAAACAACAGAAGATTGACAAATTTTTCTTTGTAATATATACTATTCACAACACACAAAACTATACATGAACTACTCCATTACACTTAAGGCACCTGATGGCACTGAAAGTGTTATTGATTGCCCTGATGATTCTTATATCCTAGATGCTGCTGAAGAAGCAGGTATTGATCTTCCATATTCTTGTCGTGCAGGTGCATGTTCTTCCTGTGCTGGTAAAATTATCAGTGGTACTGTAGATCAAAGCGATCAATCGTTCTTAGATGATGATCAAATTGGAGAAGGATTTGCATTGCTGTGTGTATCGTATCCCACCAGTGATTGTGTAGTTGAAACAGAGAAAGAAGAAGAACTATGTTAAAATAAATAGCATATACAGTTAAAGTATGTGCTATGGAGGACAAAAAAGCAGCTAAAATTATCATTAAACGTGCAAAGAAACATCCTGACTGGTATACTGCTGAAGATGTGAGATTTGCCAAACTAGTGAAGAAACGCATCAAAGCAGAAAAAAAGTTAAGGGGGAAGGAGACACAAAATGATTAGTGAAGCAACTGAAAAAGATTGGGAAGACTTCTGGAAATCAGAAGATTTGCAAAGTGTTTGGGAAGAAATGGAATCAATTGAACCATTAACTCCTATAACAAAAACCGAAAGAGAATCTTAAGGTTATAGATAATGTGAGACATTCATGTTAGGATGTTCACACATAAAAGGAGATTGCCAATGACTCTACCGAAGAATAAAGAATTGAATCAAAATGAAATCGATTCTATGAAAGTTGCGGTAGAGGAATATGATATTAGGGCAATACATCCTGATAAGATGGAAGACTTTGCAGAATATCTTGTACGAAAGGCAAGACAATCTGAATAGTGTCATAAGGGTGCTTGACTTGCACCCTTTTTTAATGTAAATTACTATCAAATGAGAAATCAAATGAAACTAGCACTCGCAGCACTGATCATGTTTGCTTCTGCTATGCCAGTAGATGCAAAACCAGGAAGATATTCATCCCGTTCAGGTTGGGCAGAAGAACAAAAATGTTTTCGTACAGAATATACTGAAGAATATGTACCAGGAACCAGTGAGTTTCCTGGATATGTAAAGACAAGACGAGAGAAAGTTCGTATTCCTTGTAGAGGTAGAAGATATGTTCCTAACTATGCTCCTGATTATAGACATGGAGAACAACATCCCAACGTGGGTCGTGCTGATGAAAATTCCTGTATAGAAGGATCTATTTTAGGTGGCATTCTTGGTGGTGGTGCTGGTGCTGCTGCATCCCGTGGTGATGGTAGATTGTGGGCAATTCCTTTGGGTGTTGTTAGTGGTGCTCTAGTGGGATGTCAGGTGGACGGTGGTTGAACTGACCACATTTCTCCCATCACACTTCAATCTTCTGTATATTAACAAGGTATTCATCACACTATGACTGAACAAGAAAAAAAGTATTACGAAGATCTTGCTGAAGATTTTTGGTCTAAAATTGAAAGGGAAGCAGCAGAACTTGAGGTGACTGTTGATTACTACCTTGAAGAGTTCTTCTTTTCATGATATAATATATGAATCTGAGTGAAATTCGCATCATGAATGGAAAACTTGACCCAGAAGAACACGTTATGGAACCACCTACAATCATTGAACAGATCAATTCCGTGGTTGAAAAATTAAAGTGGGAAGATGGTGATGATATTGTTGTGGAGATTGGTGGAACTGTAGTTTCTGGTATTAATCAGGGCAAAAACTACAACGAGAGGTGGGCAACACCTTTTGGTGTGCGTAAGTACAACAAAGATGCGTTTATCATCATTAGTAATCAATCTCGTAGAGATTTAACTAAATCTCAACCTATGGACAGGGAACATATGCCACATCACTTAAAAGAGGTAAAGAAAGATGCAACCTGATTTTGTGATGGACTATCCCAAATTACTTAATAAGGGATATGTTTGGCGTGTTCATGTAGAGATGCCGATGCAAGACACTCCAGGTGATGACATTCAAAATTATTATGTGACAGTGGATGTAGTGTCACCTACTAGAGACTTAGCAACCTATATTGCTAGTACAATATATCCTGATTCCTCCGCGATTTGTGTCCCTGATGAACCCCTCACTGCCTGATGGATTTCCACATAAAGCACCAGAAGGATACTCCTACTATGTTCAAGAGTTCAAGCGAAATGTGGTTTCTATTTGGCTTTTGCATCACACAACTTACTCTTATAGTAGTGATCCTGTTAGCACAATCTGGGGATTCTGTAAAACAAAAACAACAAAGAGAAGCACTACGCACACTTACCATGCCCCCATCAACTCAAATAAGATAGGCAAAGAAGTGTGTATTACTGACACTCGTCCTCACACTGCAATGCAACTCAATCTAAATCCGTTAGAAGCAGCATTTTTCTCATGAAATATATTCCCCAAGTTGATGACTATGTTCGGTGGAAATCTGATCACATAAACGTTGAGGGTTGGGTATATTTTTATGATGATGCGTATGTTACAATTGAAATTGGTATTAAACCAAAACCTAGTTGTCAATATACAAAAAATGAAAGACACAAATATATTCACACACTTCTACTTTGCTATCCTAATCAATGGAAACAATTAGAATATGTTCATACGAGGAAGAATAAGTATGGCAAAACTTTGGAGGATATGGAAGTATTCACTAGGGAGTTTTAGTGATGACAAGACAAAACCTTATGATAATCATGTTGCTATCATTCGCAGCATCATATTTGTCAGTCTGCTCACTACTAATATGGTTATTGTTTCTGGAGTCGTGAGACACTGGAACAATACTGGCACAAATGTATATGTTTGTGCTGATAAACCTAATGGTGGTTATTGGTGTACTAAACGCAATTAAAATGTATAAAGTGAACTATCTCAAACCAAAGAAGAAAGGTTATGCAAAGCATTCTGCGAGTTTCATGAAGATTGAAGATGCTATTTTTTGGGAACAACATGTTATGAAAAACCTGAAAGCAGTGGACACTACGATTACTGTCCACTAATCTCCCACAGACCACCAATTCCGTGTATATTAACAGAGTCAAACAAATGCAACACATGGACGACTTTTGGACTGAAATTCAGGACATGCCAGGTGAAATCTTCGACATCACTGACATCATTGAACTCGAAGAAGATGACTCAAAAATGAATATCCAACTTGACGAATTCTCCAACACCGATTACACTGTTTGATATGAACTTCCCAACTGATACTGTCAACGTCCTGCCACATCTTCAAGAGCTTCGTAATACTTGGAGGTTGCAGAACTTCACTTATACTAAAGATCAACAGACTCAATATGATATGCTATTGCAAGCACGTCGAGAACGTGTAGCATGGTTTTATGAACTTGATCGTGTGCATAAAGGTCCGAAAGTAGTTAAAAAAGCAGAAGAAGTGCAAGAAGACGCAGACGACTGAACAAGTGGCACAGAGGGTCTCCTAGGGGTCTCTCTGTGCGTTATAGTATTGGTATCAACGGAACACGAATGACCCTGACCCTTCGTCCACACCAGAAACGCATTCTTAACAGTATGCTTGCCTATGACAAAGGTCAAGTGATTGTTCCTACAGGTGGTGGCAAAACTATCTGTATGATTCAGGATGTTGTGGAGAATTGTAAGTATATTGACAATGGAATGACGACTGTTGTTGTTGCTCCACGTATTCTGTTGGCAGAACAATTGTGCTCTGAGTTTCTTGAGTTGATTGATACAACTCACACGCATGTGATGCACGTTCATAGTGGTGAAACCGATCACTATTCTACAACCAACGCAGACAACATTCACGTATTCACTAACACTGCTCGCGCAGAAGGTGAGAACGTTATCATCTTCACCTCTTACAACTCCTTGCATCGTATCGTTGAGGCAGATATTGAGGTTGATAACATCTATTTTGATGAAGCACACAACAGTGTAAAGAAGAACTTCTTTCCTGCGACTGAGTTCTTTGCTAATGAAGCAAATCGTTGCTATTTCTTCACAGCAACACCGAAACATTCCCTTGCTGCTACTAAACCAGGCATGAATTGGTCTGTTTATGGTCAGGTTCTTTGTAATGTTCCTGCTCCTGAGTTGGTTGAACAGGGATACATTCTCCCTCCTAAAGTTGTAGTCAAGCAATTGCCTATGGTTAAAGGTCGCAAGGTGATGTTTGCTGATGATTGTGACAATCTGCTTGAGACTATCGATGACAACAGCATCGACAAGACTTTGATCTGTGCTCGTACAACAAAGCAAATCATCAATCTTCTTACTCATTCAGATTTCTGCCTACAACTTGCCGAGCGTGGCTATTCTTGGATGACGATTACATCGAAGACCGGTGCAATCATCGATGGCAAGAAAGTCAATCGCGATGTATTCTTTGACACCCTGAACACTTGGGGCAAGGACAAGACCAAGAAATTTGTTGTTCTTCACCACTCTATTCTGTCTGAGGGTATCAACGTCAGTGGACTTGAAGCTGTTATCTTCATGCGTAACATGGATTACATCGGTATCAGTCAGTCTATCGGTCGTGTGATTCGTTTGGGTGGAAGTGAGAAGACGTTTGGTTTAGTTTGTATCCCTACATATGACCGAGTAGGCATCAGCACTGCCAAGAAAGTTCAGGCAGTTGTTGATGTTGTGTTTAATCAAGGTCAACCCGCTATCAGTGAGATCCGCCGGTAGTGTGCCAGTCGATTGAAGTGTCCACCATTCCCCCATGGGGGGTGGTTTTCGTGTATATTAAGAGAGTCAAAGGAGCACACCATGGGCGCAGGTTCTTCCACCGATCACTACATGCAAGACGCAGCAGAGGCATATATTGTCTTTAAGTTGCAAGAACTTGCGGTTGAAAATGATGTTGCTCTGACCGATGATGTTGGTGACAAGTTTGCCATTTTTATGGCATATTGTTCTGAGCGTGGTATCTCTGAAGAGTTTGGTGATAGTGTTTACAAAGAGAACATTGATGCTGTAGTTGATAGTTTCTTTCAGGATCTAATTGCTAAGTATCCTGGCAGAAAGTTTGATGTTGTTGATGTTGAGAAAAAGTTTCGCGATCTTAAACTGAAGGGTGATTTTGCTATCTATTTCAGTGAGGATGATTATGTTTCATTCTCTCTGAAGAACTACAAGAATGGATATGATCGCATTCAACTTTGTTCTGGAACTTGGAACTCCTTCCTTAATAACTTTTTGTTCGAGTCTGCTGGTGTTGGTATGTTTATCAACCCCATCACTAAACAACGTTTTAAGGGGTCTAATCGTGCTGTCAGGGATCAACTTATCGAGAGCATGGGTTTTTCTCCTCTGAAGGGAATCTACAGCAAGTTTGATAACATTCTCGATGCTGTTCGCACTTTCTATGTTAATAGCGAAGAAGCAAACATGTGGCAGAATGTTGAGACTCGCTGGAAGAATGATTGTGCCGAGTATGGTCTGAATGCAGCACAATCTGTTGTTGACGCACTCAAAACTCTTGACAATAATCAGATCAAGCAACGCATCATTAAAATGGCAGGTCTTAACTACGAAGAAGAGATCCTTTTGATTGGTAAGGGTGAGTATTGCTGCTCCTTGTTTAATGATACCTATGCAGACATCTTGCGTCGTATCAATAATGAGGAATCTGTGGTAGAATATAAAGTAAATGGCAAAGGTGTGCTGTTCACCATCACTGATGGCGAGGATATTGTGAGCATCGAAGTTCCCTTCACCCTGCAAAAGAACGGAGCATGGTATCTCTGTGGTGAAGAATATGAAGGGACTATCTATCACAAGAAAGAGCAAGTTGACCTGGCATATGGTCAACGTCGTCCTAGAAAATCCAAAGAGATTAACACCTCTACCAACACCTATCTGAATCTCAAGAAGGCAGGAGTTTGCTGATGCAGTTTGATATAGTCGCAACAAATCCACCGTTTCAGGATACAACAAAGAGAGGAAAGACTCAGCATAAGCTATGGATTGATTTTACACTCAAAACATTCAGTCACTGGTTAAAACCTGGGGGGATTCTCCTTCAGGTTTCTCCCAGTAGTTTCTTATCACCATCCAGTAAAATTCTGCAATTGTTTAAGTCTAAGGCAGTAAAGTTTCTACACTTAGATACAAAAACCTATTTTCCTGAAGTGGGAAGCACGTTCGCTGACTATATGGTCTCCAATCGTCCCGATGCAGAAAAAACTAAAGTTGTTACTCAAGATAGTATATTTGACTGCAAAATAGATGACTCTGTATTCTATTTGCCCATTGATTTATCACAAAACGCATTATCTGTCCATAAAAAGGTAATGTTTGAGGCAAAAGAGCACTTAAATGTAAAATATGATTATGTCACCTGTCATAACGTGAATTTGCTGAGGGGCACGGGTATTGTAAGCAAAACTGAAAGTGATGAATATATTCATCCTATTCTACACACAAACAAGCAAACTTGGTATTCAAGAATTCGACAAGATTGGGCATCACAAAAGAAAGTTATGTGGTCACGCAGTGGATATACAAAACCATTCTATGATGATGGTATTTTAGGTGGTACTGATATGGTATATTATGTGTTGGTGAATGATAAAGAATCAGGAGAGAATCTAACACATAACCTGAACAGTATGCTAATGAGGTATATTCTCAAGACTGCAAAATGGTCTGGGTTTGGTAATGAAAAAGTATTTCGTCGCTTGCCAAACTTACCAACTAATCGTAGAATGAGTGATGATGATGTGTTCGACTTCTTTAACATCACAGAACAAGAGAGAGTGTATGTCAGACAAATTGTGGAGTGAAGTAAAGAATAGGATGGATGATCACTCTTACATGGGTGAGATTAATCGTGATGAATATAGAGTCAAAATAACAGCTGAGGTCTTCACTCCTACTGACTTGGTGATAAGAATGCTTCGTGAATGTGGAGTAGATAAGTTTACACCAGGCAAAACAGTTCTTGATCCTGCTTGTGGTGATGGTCAGTTCTTGGTTGCAGTTAAATGGGTTAAAGTGTTGTTTCATAGTATGACTGAGAGTGATGCACTGGATGACATCTATGGCATAGATCTTATGAGAGATAATGTTGATCTATGTAAGAAAAGATTGGGTGGAGGTACAATCCTCATGGGAGATTCACTGAATCCAAGTGAGAGAATTAAAGATCAAACGAGTGAAGAATACAATAGATTGTTACAATTATTTACAACCACTGTCTTTGTGTGACAGTTGGTCAAACCGTCCACCATCGCTTGATTTGTTCCTTGTTTCGTGCCATACTAACAGTATGAAAAACACACACCTTGAGCACCCTGAAGATTCTATTCTGACGGGTGATCTTTCTGTTCTTGATTGGTTCCTTTCTAATGGTGAAATCTCTGCGAAGATCGATGGCGCTCCTGCGATTGTATGGGGTACGAATTCGCAAACAGGTCGATTCTTTGTTGGTACAAAATCGGTCTTTAACAAGAAACTTATCAAGATTAACGAAACACATTCTGACATTGACGTTAATCATTCTGGCAATGTTGCTGATATATTACACCATTGTTTTGATTGCCTTCCTAGTTTCGACGGGATTGTTCAAGGTGATTTTATTGGGTTTGGTGGTGATGATACTTTCTGCCCCAATACGATCACTTATGTCTTTGATGAAATAATTCATCAGGAGATTATCATCGCACCTCATACATTGTATGCAACTGATGGTGACATGAAAGATGCCTATGTCATCAATGACATGGTAGATATGGAGATCTTTGATGATACTGAGTCGTGTAAGTTTGTCCAACCTGAGTGTTGGCAAGTCGATGAAGATTTTGATGAGATTGTGGGTTTCGCACGTCAGATGGCACAGATGGTGACATTTGCAGACAAGAAAGAGGCAGAAGAACTTCAAGTAGCACTGAACAAGTGTATTCGTGAAGGTCGTGAAGTTGTGCCAGAAACATTCAACAATTCTCGTTTGATTAGTTACTGGTTCTTGATCAAATCTATCAAAGATGACATGTTGTTTTTGATGCGTAACAACGG